CAATCTGTCGCAGATCCAGAATTTGTTGAATACAATGTCTTGGCTGTTCCTGGTCTCACAAACACCAAGCTTACACAACAAATGATTGATATTTGCGAAGACAGAGCAGATGCTCTTGCGATTATTGACCTTGAGAGTGTATATCAGCCATTCACAGAGAATACAAGCACTTATAGAAACAGAATTTCTACCCCGGCTCAGGCGATTACTTCTCTCAGAGCACGTCAAATTGACTCATCATATGCTTGCACTTATTTCCCATGGGCTCAGGCAAGAGATACCATCAATTCTAGACTCTTGTGGGTTCCGCCTTCTGTTGTCGCTCTTGGTACAATGGCTGGCTCTGAAGCCAAATCGGAATTGTGGTTTGCACCAGCAGGATTCAATCGCGGCGGTCTCTCCGAAGGAGCAGCCGGTATTCCTGTTACAAACTTGACTTACAAGTTGACTTCCAAGGATAGAGATCAATTGTACGATGCCAACATTAACCCAATTGCATCATTCCCATCGGAAGGTATCGTCGTCTTCGGGCAAAAGACAATGCAAGTTCAGAGATCTGCTCTTGATCGTATCAATGTCCGTCGCTTGATGATTTATGTCAAGAAGGAGATTTCAAGAATCGCTTCTGGCTTGTTGTTCGACCAAAATGTTCAAACAACCTGGACAAGATTTACAAGTCAAGTAAATCCGTTCCTGTCCAGTGTTCAGTCTAGACTAGGCTTGACAGAATTCAGAGTCATCTTGGACGAGACAACCACAACACCAGACCTGGTTGATCAGAACATTATGTATGCTAAGATCTTCTTGAAGCCAGCACGGTCTATCGAGTTTATCGCGATTGACTTTGTTATTACAAGATCTGGCGCATCTTTTGAGGATTAAAAAAAATATTCCACTAATTAAGTAAAGAAGGAGTTTACTCAACATGGCATTCTGGACAGACGCAAGCGGCAAAGATCCGAAAAGAAAATATAGATTTGTGGTTATCTTAGGCAATATGCCTAACGGTGCCACTTGGTATGCGAAAACGGTTAAAAAACCATCCCCAACAATCACTGAGATTGACCACAGTTTCTTGAATCATAAGTTCTATTATCCTGGAAGAGTGGAATGGGAAGCGGTTGATGTTACCTTGGTTGACCCAATCAGTCCAGATGCTGCCGCTGCAACGGCTGCTATCTTGCAGGCTAGTGGCTATAATCCTCCTAGAAACGTTAACGATACTCAGACAATCTCAAAGCAAAAAGCTGTTGACGCGCTTAATGGTGTCACAATTCAGCAAATTGATTCTGATGGAAATGCGATGGAAACCTGGACACTCTGGAATCCATTCATTACTGGGATCAACTATGGCGACTTAAGTTATGAAGATGACGCTTTGAGCGAAATTACATTAACAATCAGATATGATTGGGCTGTTCTTGAGACAGCGAATGCTGCTGAAGCTGGCGGTGCTGCTTCCTTGTTCAACGGAAAACAGTTCTTCAAGCCAGGAACTACCTGATTTTATAAAAACACAACAACGAGAGGTGTTATTTGTCGAGAAATAAAGACAGGCTGGGATTAGATTCCGGTCCTATGTCGTCAGATGCAGTACCAGCTTTTCAAGCTACTGGTGGACCTCTTACGTTCTCAACTCCAACAGAGTTCGTAGAGCTTCCATCAGAAGGTAAGCATTATAATGAAAATCACCCTTTGCACGGACAGAGTGTGATTGAAATTAGACATATGACCGCTAAGGAAGAAGATATTCTTTCGTCTAAAACCTTGCTCAAGAAAGGTCTAGCATTAGACCGATTTATGCAAAGCGTTATCGTTGATAAGAGCATCAATGTTCAAGATCTTCTTGTCGGCGATAGAAACGCTATTTTGATTGCGGCGAGAGCCACTGGATATGGGGAAGAATATGAAACCCAAGTAGTCTGTCCAGCTTGCAAACAAAGCTCTAGATTCACTTTCGATCTGGGTCAAAAATCCCTAAACAAAGGAGGTGATGAATTAGAAAATATAACTTGGACAGATAGAAATACTTTTGTCACAAAACTACCCGTTTTCGGTGTTGATGTTGAACTTAGAATGTTGACCGGAAAAGACGAGCAATACTTGGCTCAGTTAAGTCAAAACAAGAAGAATAAGAATCTTGTTAATACGACTTTAACTGACCAATTAAGAATGACAATTGCTTCCGTTAACGGAAGGACTGAACAAGCTACTATTAACTCTCTAATTGATAACCTCCCAGCAAAGGATTCTAGGCACTTGAGAACAGTTTATGCAAAGGCTTCGCCTAATGTTGACTTGTCTCAAAAGTTTGAGTGTTCACATTGCTTCCACGAAGACGTGGTGGAGGTTCCGCTTACAGCGGAGTTTTTTTGGCCTAAGTGATAAATATATTGAAAGCGTTTATGAAGAAATATTCGCTTTAAAATATCATGGTGGTTGGTCTTTCATAGAAACATATAATCTTCCAATTCAGATTCGAAGGTGGTTCTTGCAAAGGCTAGGAAAGCAATTTGAAGATGAAAAGAAACAGATGGAGAAGGCTAGAAAGTCATCAAAATCAAAATAGACCCGGAAACAAATCGTTTCCGGTTTTATTTTATAAAAAACTATTTATTATATAAAATGAGGAGATGCAGTCGTGCAAGACTTAAACGAAGATCAAATCGTTGAAATCGAAATTGACTTGGAACAACTAAAGAAGAACGAAATGAACGAAAGTTTCTTGGGTATGTTCGGTAGTCAAATTAAATTGATGCTTAGTTATATGTTCCGTGAGCCAGGCTTTAGTCGCAAGGTGACACCTTTCTACCTAAGAGGTAGCGAAAGAGATGTTGAATCTTTTGCCAGAGCTTTGGGTAACGAAAAGAAATATATTGAGACAGCAAAGAAGCATGGGCTAGATAATCCAACAACCTATAAATCAAAATCTGCTTTAACAAGGGCAGTGAAAGCCTTTGAGAGACAGACAGGCATTAAGTGGCCTTTTAAATAGGAATTTTCATAAATGGCAACAGAAGAGGAAGTCGAATTAACAGAACAACAACTTAGATTAGCCGAAGAACTCGGCTTGACTAAGGAAGAGTATCTTAAAATTATTAAAGAAATTAATGATGAGGAAGATCTCTCCATTTCGAGAATGGAAAAAAGACTTCAAGCAGCAGAAAAAGAATTAGAACTTGCCAAAAATATAGGGGACCAACAAGAAGCAGCCTTAAATTTAGAAGTTGAAAGAATGAGACTCGCTGTCTTGAGAGGCGAGGCGAGCGAGGAAGAACTTCGGTCTCTAGAAGAGTTAAATAAAAATATCTCACAAACGGCAGCCAAATATGATCAAGTATTTGACAGATTCTTTGGTGTAAGCGATAGGTTTGAGGGCACCGCATTCGGAATGCTATTCCAGCCAGGTGGTATGCAGGGTTTGTTTAACGCGATGCAGAGAACCTTTACGATATCAAATATGATAGGCTCTTCTCTTTTGAAGGTTGCTGAAGAAACAAAAAAGCTTGCATTAGCCACTGATTCTACCCTTGTTGAGTTCAACAGGGCTACTGGTGCTGTCGGGACATATGGCGACATGATGATGGAAGTCGAGGGCGAGATGTTTAGATATGGCGCCGGACTTGAAGAAGTTGGAGCAGCCGCCACCGCTCTGACAACCAAGTTCACATCATTTCGTGATGTATCAAAATCTGCTCAGACAGATCTTATGAAAACTACAGCTTTGCTGGATAAAATGGGTGTATCTTCTGATATTACAGCAGGAAATGTTCAAATAATGACTTCGGTTATGGGCTTGAGTGCTGAAGCGGCTGCCGCAACTTCAAGAGAAATGTTTACTTTTGCCCAAGCGATTGGTATGCCGCCTGCTGAAATGGCAGGGGCTTTTCAGGAGGCTGCACCTCATATGAGCAAATTTGGCTCTATGGGAACCGAAGTATTTAAAGATGTTGCAGCCGCCGCACGCGAAGCTGGAATGGAAGTCGGTCAACTTTTAAGCATTACTGAAAAATTTGATACTTTCGAGGGTGCCGCAGAAACTGTTGGAAAATTAAATGCCGTTCTTGGGGGGCCATTCTTAAATTCGCTAGAGTTGGTTTCAGCAACAAATCCAGTTGACAGGATGAGGATGCTTTCGGATGCCGCAAATGAAGCTGGGAAGAGTTTTGACGACATGGCATATTATGAAAAGATAACTCTTGCAAATGCTATGGGACTAAAAGATGTTGGTGAATTGGCACTTGTAATGGCAGGGCAGTTTGATACTCTCGGAGACACTATGCAAAATATGTCTCAAACTGAATTGATCGATCTTCAAAAACAAACTACAGATTTTAACACGCTTCAAGATGAGTTGAATCAATTATATCGAGAATTCGCCTTACAGCTTCAGCCAGTAGTCGCCCTTCTCAAGTCTCTTCTTCAAGGCTTTCAGGCGGTTAATGAGTACTTCGGTGGTTCCCTTCCGGTTATCATTACCATTGTGGGTGCGCTATTTTTATTAGCAAAAGTATTGACATCTGGCACATTAGCATTCCAACTATTTCTACCTGCACTGGGACTGATTGGTCCAACCGCAGCCCCGGCATCCTCGGGAATTATTACCCTCGTTGGTCCTACAGCCGCCCTTGGTGCAGCAATGAATACTGCCGCACCTGGCATTCTTGCTTTCGGTTTTGCTATCTTATCAGTCGGTGCTTCGGTTTTTCTTGCGGCGATAGGCATCAGCATGATCGTTGATTCATTGAGTGAGCTTTTCAAAGTAGCCAGTCCTGAACAAATGCTTGCTTTTGGTGCCTCCTTATTGTTCATCGCATCGGCGATGAATATGTTGGCACTTGCATCAGTATTCTTGTTACCAATAACACTCTTATTGGGTGTTGTTACTGGTGCCTTTATTGGTCTCGCTGCTGCCCTTAGTATGATGAATTTTGAAAATCTTCGACCAATTGCGGATCTTTTCCAGGCAATTGCAACTATTATGACAGGAGAAGTAGAAAACTTGACAAATGTTCTCCAAGCAGTTAAAGATACAACAGATTCTATTCAAAGTATAGATGACACTAGGAAGATAACAGCAGTTCAAAACTTAGTTGCAACAATCAATGGTAATGCTGCCATGGTACCGGCTGCTGGCACCACTGCTGCTACTTCTGTCGCTCCTGGCGGACAAAAGCAAGACATATACATTAATTTTGGAAGAGGCTTGGAAGTAATGGTTGGCAGTATTGTCAAGGGAATGTTCATCCCCGCAGGATAGGAAAATAATTAAATGAGTAATAGTGAATATAAAAATCCAACACCTCCTAAACCGTTATTCAAAGACTTTAAGTCTGAAAACGGATTGATTACCTATTCTGATCCCTCTAATCTCCTCGGCTCGGAAAGAGGATATTACATCCAGTTTGAATATATTCACGGCAATCCAGAGATTAGGTATGTTTCTTTTAAAGCTTTTCTAACAGGCTATACCGACTCATTTAGTTCGAATTGGAACTCCGAAGAGGTCTATGGTCGCGGAGACCCAATCCACACTTTTCAAGGAACGAAGAGAAGTATTTCTATTGCGTGGGCTGTCCCGGCTTCGAGTGTTCCAGAGGCAAAGCAAAATCTTGCAAGAGCCTCCAAGATGATGAGATTTTTGTACCCTTCATACACAAGAGATGGGGATGCGACAACCATTACAAAACCACCCCTCTTGAGGATGAAATTTACAAATTTGATAAAAAGGGATAGTACACAGGGATTGTTAGGAAAACTAAATGGACTTGAATTTGCTCCTGATTTGGAT